CTTATTGATACGTGATCCATTGCATCTGCATACATGCGAAAATGTTCGAAGATACAAAAACTACGACAGTACCTCCTCTCTCGACAGAAGAAAAACGACACAAAGACAATCAGCCTGGATCGTCCTCCGACGAAAAAGGCAAAGGCGAAGACGATTCGTGGAAAGAACCAATCCATATTAAAATCGAGCCAACCGGTGCCACCACTGGTTTTGTCTTTACCGAAGGAATTAGCGATTCTGAACACGACTTGTCCGGTTGTGTTCGATTCGCCGTACCAACGACCTTGGGTAGGGATGCCCAAGATCGACCTCGATCTCAGAATTCCGGTCGGCGTAATCTGCCCACTAGTCAACGCAAAGTTTACAATAGAACCAGCAATCCTCCCCGTGAAGATGCTCACTCTGTTGCGAAAGACACGCGTCCTAGCATTCACCTTGAACACCGCGTTCCAGGAGAAGGTTTTAATTTACTTGTTGAAACCTGGGCACCTTACTATTCCATCGAGCGACCTACTGCCTCTTCCTTTGCTCCCGAACATCTACACCCAACGTCAAATGCTGATCGAAAGATCTGCGAAAGATATCTTGCCATGTGCCTCTCGACACTTTACCCCGACTTACGTCGCTGCCACCTGGTTGCACCACACCAGCGACAGCTCAAGGGTCCACACCGTGTGCGATCCCGAGGACAATGGAGAACCATTACTGGATTTTATCCTGGATTCGGAAATGGTCTCTCGTACTCCTGTCCCAAAATGTGCTTTAATGATAAAAACCGATTGGAAAACATTTTTAACAGTTTTCTTGTGGACGCCGACAGGTGTCAATGCCATATACCAAGTGCCATTCGAAACGGTGGCGTATTGGTGGATCTAGGCGTCCCTTTTATCAACAGATACGGCTTGCATTGCAACTGCACTGCTCCTAGCCGTGGCTTAGCTTGTACCGGAATTGATATTTTAACATACGTTCCGTGCGCCTATGCTAGGCACTGCGATCTACCCGAGATCGTTCAAAGTACTAATGTTCTCACGAAACTTGAACCGCTACAAATGGCGTATTCTTGTCTCGCTTCTAGTGAGAACGCTCATTACGCTATCATACCTCGAATTGGGATGGATGATGTAGGCACATACGGTGCTGGCGAAATGAAATACCGAAAAGTCGGTGAACATTTGTATTGCCAAGAGGCTAAAGGTGTTGCTGCCGAAGGCTACACTGATCGCGATTATAGAAGGGTCTTACTCGAAGAACCTTTTATTGCACTCCCTGGAGGGTGGAAATTAGTTTGGCGCACGCTCGCTGTGCCTGGAACTAGTTTACATGTTATCTATAAATTTACCGCCGTACCACCGACGGAGTTTGTAGAGACTGGCGTCGCACCGCGCGACGCTCCCCAACCAGTGTTCGTTGAAGAAATCCCACCTACCACAGACCTCCGTCTAACGATGGATGATCTTGGTGAAATGGCTACCTTATATACGAAAATTAGTAAGTACGAAACTGTATCCATGAACCATGAGACGTTTGGCGAAGTCCAAGTCCCAGTTCATGCTATTGAAATCGCTGCCCAGCGTTCGATAGCTAAGGAGAAAGTTACCCAACAACTTGCTAATGCAGTGAATCGCATCACCAGCTTCTACTATAACAATGAAACGAAACGTTGCTCCCTCAACTTGCAACAAGTTAATTTTGCTGCCCATGTAGGCCATTCTTGCCTCATGAACGCCGAAAATTTTCTTAGACATTTAGCTTACTCTGAAAAGCGAAGGTCTTGTTTCGCTCAAGTCTTACACGCCCTAAGACTTAAGTCAACGTTTGAATCTCTTGTTTACTATAGCAGGAGAATGGTAGGAGTTACAGAAAAAGAAGCTACCTATAAGAGGGTCAAAGACCAAGGGCCGGAAAGTACTCGTCGTTACAATGCTATGTTAAGTCAAGCACCCATAACGTACAAGCCTTCCTTTCCTACTTGGATTTTGATTCTTTTGGCGCTACTTTATTTTGTTTACCCAGCGTTTGCTGCCGATCAGGTAGTTGATGCGGGTCTGGTAACGAATGAACTACCTTACATTTTGGTGACTCTCTTGTTCATCATAGTGTGTTTGTTCGTTTGCACAAAGCAAAAACGCCCGAAACGCAAGGTTTCCCTTTCCTATTCCGCATATCGCGAAGAATATTCTCATGAATTTAAAATTGAACCGAACGGGTCCACTTATTGTACGATTAGTGATGGTCCTGAACAATGGGCTGGGTACGAAATACCAGAACAGTTGATCAAGATACCTAGACTCGGTGCTGAATTCGGTACTATAAAAGCAGCCATTGTAGCAGATAAGGATCCCCTTCAAATGCTCTACCACTATGGCGTCGGCTTTTGCAGCAACATACCTATGGTTGCTGCCCGCACCCCCCGCAATATGCGAGCTAGCATAATAAACAGGCAATTACGACCGGTAAGTGTACCCGATCTGTCTGTAGTTAGTAGCTTGCGTAGATACGCCCAATACTCTTTGGGTGCATCAGGGATGCGCGTCAAGCCTATAGTTCTCAGTTTTGAAAAATGGAATGCGCGATTTCCTGAGCAACGCAGAGCCGCTCACATAAGAGCTCTCGAGAAAATAAGTACCCCTGAGGAACTTATGAAGTCGGAACTACGGTTCGACACTTTTATGAAGATCGAGTTGATCTCAAAGCGAGGTGAAGATTTTGATCCACGTAATATTAACGGGTGTACTCCCGAATATAATGTGATCTTAGGACCTTTCATCTATGCTATCAACAACGAAGTCAAAGAGTGTTGGAACGTCGACAACCCGGTGTACTATACATCCGGTGCAACAGTTAACCAACTAGGTAGCTGGTTCGAAAAGTGGTCTGATAAATTCGGTTCTCCAACTTACGTTGAGAACGATTTTAGCAGATTCGACAGTACGATCAGCCCCGAAATGCTTGAAATTGAATTCGACCTATACGAGTTATATCACCCATCTCGCACTCAACGCCAGTGCTTACAGGCACAAATTGACTGCTATGGACAAACTCGCGAAGGATTTTATTTTAAAGTTAAAGGGACTAGAAAAAGTGGAACCCCAAACACTTCTCTAGGCAATACCTATCTCAACGTAATGGTTCACCTCTATGCCATGGAGACAATCGGATACCGACCTGGTTTCGATTTTGCTCTCATGAGTGTTGGAGATGATATGCTCATGATTCTTGGGCCCCACGCTGAAGTTGGACTTGTGTCGCGCACAATCACGGCTGTTTGCCGCTCTGTTGGTTTTGAACCTAAAGTTAAGACCAATACTCGAAAGTGCGAGGTCGAATACTGCTCTAAGGTATTTTGGCCCTCCGACAAGGGCACCATCGCTGGTGTTAAAATTGGCCGGTTTCTGACCCGTCACGGTTGGTCAACCAAACCCTTACTTCCTGGTGAAACACCTGCTGCCCGAATGTTGGCCGTTGCACAGACGATGCAAACTCTCAGTTCCCACATACCAGTGGTGAATGAGATTTGTGACATCTACAAGGCAAACAATTTCGGATCCCTCGCTGGGATGGCAGGAATTCGGCTTCGACAACGACAAGCCACACTGTTGGAAATTCATGACCGCATCGACACTTCAATCGGCGTACCCGCCGCTACTGATGAGACTTACGAATTCTTTACTGAACGATATGGAGTCTCCGCTGTTGAGTTTATAAAACAGTTACTCAAAGCGATGAAGTTTTGCCGACGCATGGCTACGCACTTAGGTGATACCCAAGCCTTTTTGTTAGTGCCCCCTCGTACCCTTCTCGACCTCGATATCTCTATGTTCGATAGAGATATGGCCTGAGCAGCTCATTTAAAGGGTGGGCCAGTCATCGCACGCGCGGACGTTTCCGCGGTGTATGCGACTGGTCCCGTAACAAGCCCCAACTCCCGAAACTTGGAAGTTGGGGGCCCCAGAAGGCCGTTACTCCGCACTAAATTGCGGACGCGGCGTGGTTTTGTACCCCCACCACTGTGGGCTTCTATACTTTGGCCAAGTGAATTGCGGAAGATTTTGACCTCGGAAGGACTAGCCGTCCTTGTTAAGCGCTAAACGGTTAGGGAAGGCACCGCTTCCCGGGAGATTGACC